ATGAGCGAAGACATAAAGGTCACATTTAAAAAACCCACCCAGTTATCGGTGGAGATGAAAGACGCTCTGGCCAAGTGTTACGCCATGCCAGGCTTCCGAAAGTATCTGGAAAACATGCTCAACGCCCTTATAATTTTAGCGGCCAGGAAAGCCCGAACGGAAAACGAGCTGGCCGAGAACCGAGGAGCCATCGACATAGTAGAAAAGATTATGGGAACCGCCAAGGTCTGCTACTATGATTTCAATATCATTAAAAAAATTAAGAAAAAATAATGCCACTAAAAAAAGGGAAGTCGAAGAAAACGATTTCCAAAAACATCAGCGAGTTCCACAAAGGAAAAACCTTTGCCAAGACCGCCAAGAAATTCGGCAAAGCCAAAGCCAACAAGCAAGCGATTGCGGTGGCTCTGAGCACTGCCCGAAAATCAGGAAAGAAAAAGAAAAAATACGATATGTATGAACGCACCCGTAAGAGCGTGTTCGGACTTAATAAGTAATTAAATGCGGCGCATTTCTGTTTCAGAACTAAATACTCTGAAGATAGAGCGTTGCTTATCTAAAATGGCCAAAAAAAAGAAGCCAATGAAAAAGGGCAAGAAAAAATAGATTTCAAGAGGCACTGAATTTTTTCGGGGCCTCGACCAAGTCTAATTTTCATAAGAACCCCTTCGGACTTGGGTCAATAGTTCGTAAAACATGGATGAAATAGACAAAATTTTAAACGGAGAACCGGAGAAAGAAACTCCGAAAGAGCCGTTAGAGGCGAAAGCCGAAGAAGAAAAAAAACCAGATTTAGAAGTCCAGAAAAAGCAATCCCAGCTGGATAACCTCCAGAAGGCGATTGCCGAAGCCAATGCTGAACTAAAGCGTGTAAGGGATGAAAAAAAGAAGTCGGTTGAGGAGCCTGAAAAACTCCCCCAAATTGATTTCTCCGACCCTTCCAGCAAAGCTTGGGACAAGCACATCAAGGAACAAGTCAATCCGGTCCAACAGGAGCAGGAGAAAGTAAAGAGTGAAATCTTTAACTACACACTGTCTAAATACCTGGAAGACAAGCCCGCCCTCCGAGACAATCCCGAAAGGCTTAAGGAGTTCGTAAGCAATTATGAGCGAGTGAAAGCCAATACAGGAATGACCCGAGAAGGAGTGGAGATGGATTTAGACCGAGCCTTAGCGGTGCAATACGCCCCTGAACTTATAAATCGAGCGAGAGCCAACCGAGCGGAAAAGATTAAGGGAGACATCCTTTTTTCCGAACCCGCCATCTCTCGTGGTGCGGCCGCCGAGCAGACTGAGAAAGAGGCCACCCCTTCCGATTCTTTGACCCCCGAGGAAAAAGAAGCGGTCGTGCGGATGTACGGGAGCCTGGAAAATTACAACAAATCTGCCAAGGCTGCTTAATCAGCAAGTGAAATACAATGGCACAAACACTTTACGGAGCATCCGTAGTGAAATCACCGACCAACGCTCAAAACTTGGCCCACAATTTGATTGGAAAGAACTCAGAAGTCTTTGCAATAGGAGACATCCTGACTCTTGGAACTGATGGCATTTATGTTGCCGGCGCAACCGATTCAATTATCGGCGTGGCAGCCGAAGCAGCTACGATGACCGCCACCAATGAAACAGTCAAGTTATACAAGCCAGCCTATATTCCTATCGACCAAGATACGGAATTTCTGATGGGAACCAACTCTGACATGAGTGCCCTGACTTCAGTAGGAGCCTATTACAGTCTCGTCGCTGGAGGAACAGGTGCTCAACAGGTTGACACCAATGGCGGAGCCAAGACGACTACCAATCGGGTAGTTATCTGCACCGCAGTTGACCCCAACGGAATCGGCGGAACCGGTTCAGGTTCAGGGCTGAGACAAGGTCTCTTCAAGTTTGTGAAGGTATTTAACGTTAAATCTAACACCTAATTAGATGTTATCTATACAGCAATTAGCTGACCTAGCCGACCATCGTATTCGTGGGATTTGGAACGAAACCAACGACCAGCTTTCCAAAACTCTTGAATATTCCCTTTTGGGATTCAAGGATATTGAAGCTGATGCCAAAGACCCGATATACGAGAACTTTTCTGGTTTGGGCCGAGCAGTACTGACAGGTGAAGGAGAACCCTACGCTCGAGAAGATAAAGTTAAGGGTTATAATGTTACTATCTCACCTCAGAAGTACACCAAGGCAGCGGTTATTACGGAAGAAATGCTCAGATTCAACTTGTGGCCTGAAATCAACGAAGTCACCTCAGCTTCGGCCAACTCAGTCAACCAAATTATCAATGAGAACGCCGCCAAGATTTACTATCTTGGTTTCGGAACTACTTTCTTCACAGGTGGAGACGCATATCAATTATTTTATGCTTCCCATCCAATGAAGGATGGTTCAACTCAATCCAATACTTTGGGAACTGTTCCTCTCTCATACGACAATCTGAAAACAGCCAGACAATATCTGGACAGAATGTATGACGACAAGGGCGTTCCGATGCAAGTTTGCCGGAATTTGAGACTTATCGTTGCTCAGGAAAACAAGGAAAGGGCTGAAGAAGTTCTTCGCTCTATAGGAAACCCAGACAGTGCTAACCGAATCAATAATGTCTTTGCCAATGGCATGGGCGGAATTGATTACAAGGTGGCAACCTGGATTCCTTCTGGCTACTCGAAATACTGGTTCCTGATTGACCTCGACAGGGCGGCTAAAATGGCCAAAATGGTATGGGCTTGGAAACCGAGATTTGACAGCGACAAGATTGTCAACAACGGCACCAAAGTTTATACAGCCTCGACGATGTTCCAACCTGGATTCAACAGTTTTCAATGGGCAGTCGGTTCAGCAGCAACTACGTAATCTTTGGGAGATGCTGGGTTACTCTCTTACTCACCCCAGACAGTTTGGCGGTTCTGCCAAAACCGCCCTCTTAATTCAACTAATACCAATTTTATGGCAACAGGGACAGGAATTTTTACCACTATACCTGGAACCAGCGTAATGGCGGCACTCACTGACGAGAGCAATAACTATATGCTCATCAAGTGTACGGTGACAAACATTCCCGCCGCTACTTCTGGCTATGGGAAAGGTTGCATCTGCATCGCTACCGATTCGGGTGCGCTATACACAAATCAGGGAAGCTCAACTTCCTGCAGCTTTGTGGTTCTAACTTAATTAACTTAAAATTATGGCTTACAACGCAGGAACAGATTACGTTGGGTATTCTCCCGATGATGTGGATGGCGTTCTTGTCGATGAGTCTGGAAACAAAATTTGGGTCAAATGCAAATACGCTGACATCCCCTCGGGTTCAGCGGGCTATGCGATAGGCTGCATTCTGCAATGCACCGATAAAGACGGAAGGGCTTACACCAACAAGGGAACCGCCGCCTCGTGTTCATTCACGGTAATCGCCCAAGTGACCACTTCAACCAGTTCATCTTCCAGTTCTTCATCTTCTAGCAGCAGCAGCTCATCCAGTTCATCTTCAAGCAGCTCTTCATCTTCCAGCTCGTCTTCCAGCAGCTCCAGTTCATCGCTGACCAACTCTACCAGCTCTTCAAGCAGTAGCGTTTCTACCTCATCCTCCAGCAGTTCCAGCATCACCTCGTCTTCCAGCAGCAGTTCTAGCACCGCCTCCACCAGCAGCTCTTCGAGTTCCTCAACGACAACTTAATTAATCTAACTAAAACTATGTCATCAGAATTTACGACTAGCATTGACATGCTAACGGGCAGCGATATTTCAGCCTCGGCGGGAGTGACCAACAACACAGTCGGTGCGGCAATAGATGTTTCCCAAAGGGAGAGTTTCACTGTCCAATTTGTTTGCGGAACCTATGCTTCGGGAGATGGAAATTTCTCTCTGGATGGCTCTAACGATGGCAGCAACTGGGTCACCAACATTGCTTTTCTGGATGCCGGTCAAACGACAGCTACCACTTTGGCAACCAGCAAAGTACTCAGTTCCAAGTCATCGGCAGGGGCGTATGTCCAGTGGAGATGGAAATATCTCCGATGCCGAGTGGAAATAGCAGGCTCAGGAACATACTACGCATTTCTCACTGCTAATTAATAAAATTTAAAAATATGATTGACCCCAAATTTCCCCCAAAGGCGGAGTTAATGAAAATGACGCTTGAACAGCTTCATGCTTTGCGTGTGATTGACCCCGAAGAAGAATTGATTCTCGAGGAAGTAGTCAGGCAAAAGACCCAGAAAGTTCCTGTCAAAATAGAGGTTTTTGACAAGGACATCAAGGGAGCCAGGATAGAAAACCCCGAACAGGAGCAAAAAATGCAAGAGGAGTTGAACCGAAGAAGAAAGCTCGCTCTTGAGCAAATGGGCATGACCGAAGAAGAAGTCGTTCAGGAAGTCAAAAAAATTCATACTCCCGAAAAGGAATATCGCCGGCCAGTCAGATGTGAGTTATGCGGTTCACACGGAATAGTCCATAGGAAGGGATGTGAATTAGCCAAAAAGAAATGAAAATAAGAATCCCAATATTAAACCTCTTAACAGACACCAACGCCACCTATCTTACTGATGATTATCCGGCGGGAAGTTCTTCAATAGGGGTTCAAAATATCTATGGTTTTGACATAAACCAGATTTTATTCATTGGAAACATTGGCAATGAAAATTCGGAAATCATCAAAACCAGTTCCTCAACTGCTCCCGCTAGCGGGACAATAACCCTTAATTCGGCCACTACCCAGCCCCATTCAAGCTCGGATTCCGTAAGGGTTATTTTGTACGACCAGGTGGAGATTTCCACTTCCCTGACATTGACAGGAGCCAAGACGGTTTTAACCACCATCAACCTGGATGTGTCGGATGAAACTACCTACGATGACACTACTACCACAACGGGTTATTACTTCATCCGCTACAAGAACTCCATCAACACCACTTATTCGACTTATTCGGATGGAATACCTGTCTCTGACTACCCGATAAACTCCGCCCGCTACCTAATAGATTCGGCGATTGCCGAAATCAACAAAAAGCCTTCTTCGATTTTCTCCGATGATTTTGGATTCAAACAAATCAACAACGGACAGATGGAGGTTTTAAGGGAGCTGAAGCGGTGGAGCTGGATGCAGAAATTTAACCAAGCCATCGGAACGGCTTCAGTAGGTACTTGGAAGATGGCCATGCCGACTGACATTGACGACCCCAACACCAACCGCTCAATTTATAATGTAAAGGTAGGCGATTCGGGAAACCTAATCTGGGTGGACAAGGAACAATGGAACAACCTGACCCAGCAAGTGAATTACTCGACTCTAAAGAACGACCTGAACCCTGGAGATGCTTCCGTGGTTTTGGTCTCCAGCGATGATTTCCCCAGTTCGGGAAGTTTCTTCATCGGAAAGGATACCCTGGAATACACCGCCAACGACAAATCCACCAACACCCTAACTTTGTCTGCTGTTTCAACCCTGACTTATTCGGCTGGACAGGATGTTTTTACGGGAGCCACTTTCGGAACTCCCAATTACTACACGGTTTTTGGAGGATACATCTGGACATGGCCGATTACCGACTCCAACCATGACGGGATGAATTTTGTGGCCGATTATTATTCCACCCTGATTCCGATTACCAGCGACACCCAGACCATCATTGTCCCCGACCCGATTCTCATTAAAGACTATCTGGTATGGAAATTTTTGGTCAGGATGAATAACGGAAACGATGACGAAGGCTCAACCGCCGCCCATGATAATTTCCAAAGAAGGCTCCAGAAACTGAAACAGACCGAAGTGATGAACAGAAGAATAAGGCTTACCCCCCGATACAACGACTACTCCGCCATGATGGGGATGGACGGAGATTCAAAGTTTGTCCGAACCCAAGGCTTTTGGCCGAATAATTTTTAATTAAATAAAAAAATGAAGGGAAAAAAAATCTGCATTTTTACCACCTTCTATGACTTTGACCCAGGGTATTCCCTGTGCAACTGCGTAGAAGACCAGATAAGGATGCTGGTGGACAACGGCTACGAAACCAAAGTAATCGTTGACCAATCGTTTAAAAGCCCAGGAGGTTACTGGGACAAAGTAAGTTATGGGTACACCCCTCCCGTTCAGAGAAGCAATGAAGGGCAACTGAACGACAACTGGAAAAATGAGGTGGAGGCGATGTACAGTTCCTTGAAAACTGAATTAGAAGGATATGAAGTGGTGCTTACCCATGACGTGATTCTCCAGCCCGCCCACTTGGTTCACAATGTGGCGTGCCGAAGACTGGCCAATGAAACTAACATCCGCTGGCTCCACTGGCTCCACTCCCCTACCCAGCCCCAACTGGAGTGCAATATTGCTGAAGTGAGCGACATTATCCGACCCAAGTTCCCCAAATCTTTTATCTGTTATCCGAATGACTGGGACAGGAAGCGGGTGGCTCTCAACTATGGTTTTGAGCTGGATGAAGTTAAGTGTGTCCACCACCCGTCTGACTTTATTTCACTGTTATGCGGAGACGAAGAGGATTTTAGCGAGAAAGGATTGTTTGCCTGGAGACTGACCAGGGACTTTGTGAAAGAGTTTGACCTGCTATCAGCTGATGTGATTTCGGTTTATCCCTGCCGTTTGGACAGGGGAAAACAGCCCGAGTTCAACATCAAGACGATGGCCAAGATTAAGCAACTGGGAAGGACTGTCCGGCTGGTAATTTTCGACTTTCA